TGGACTGTAACAAACAAACCATATAAGGGAGCACACTTTGCTGTGTATCCACCTGACTTAATTGAACCTTGTATCAAAGCAGGGAGCGAAGAGGGAGACATAGTTCTAGATCCATTCATGGGATCAGGAACAACAGCAGTTGTTTCCAAATCATTAAATAGACATTATATTGGTTGCGAACTACATGAAGACTATGGTAGACTAATACAAAAGAGACTAAGTGAGAAATCATTTGCGAGGTTAATACTAGAATGACAGAACGTATAGAAGAAACAATACTTCGTAACCTCATTTGTAATGAGCAATACTATCGTAAGGTAGTGCCATTTGTAAAAGCAGATTACTTCCAAGAGTTCAATGAGAAAATCATATTTGAAGAAATTGCAGACTTCGCTGCTAAGTATGACAAAGTTCCTACTAAAGAAGTTCTTACAATTAATCTCCAAAGTAGAGGAGATCTTACAGAAGAGACATTCAAAGATACATTATCGGGATTGAATTCTCTTTCTGATGAGTGGGTAGACTATGAATGGTTATGTGATTCAACAGAAAAATGGTGTCAAGATCGTGCTATATACAATGCACTTATGCAGTCTATCAAGATTGCTGATGGCGGTGACAAGAAGTTAGATAAAGGTTCTATACCTAGTATTTTACAAGATGCTTTAGCAGTATCCTTTGACGAACATATTGGTCACGATTACATTGAACAGGCAGATGACCGTTATGAGTTTTATCATAGAAAAGAAGAAAAAATTCCATTTGATTTGGAAAAGTTTAACTATATTACAAAAGGTGGTCTACCTAATAAGACTCTCAATATCGCTCTTGCTGGTACAGGTGTCGGGAAGAGTTTATTCATGTGCCACATGGCTGGTTCCGCACTCTCACAGGGGTACAATGTTCTCTACATTACATGTGAGATGGCAGAGGAAAAGATTGCAGAGCGAATTGATGCAAATCTTCTCAACGTAAGTGTTAAAGATATTGTAGAGATACCAGAAGTTTTATTCAGATCAAAAGTTCAAGAGATCTCAAAGAAAACAAGGGGTAAACTTATTATAAAAGAGTATCCTACTGCGTCTGCACATGCAGGACATTTTAAAGCACTATTGAATGATTTACAATTAAAAAAAGATTTTAAACCAGATCTCATATTCATAGATTATCTAAACATATGTGCATCTGTCAGATACAAAGGTGCTATCGTAAACTCATACACATATGTTAAAGCAATCGCAGAAGAACTTCGTGGTCTTGCAGTTGAAACAAATCTTCCAATCATATCCGCTACTCAAACTACTCGTGCGGGTTTTGGGAATAGTGATCCTGATCTTACTGACACAAGTGAGTCTTTCGGTCTCCCTGCAACTGCTGACTTTATGTTTGCTCTTATTTCTACCGAAGAACTAGAACAACAGGGTCGTATCTTAGTCAAGCAATTAAAGAATAGATATAATGATCCTACTGCATCTAAAAAATTCATGTTAGGCATTGACAGAGCAAAGATGAGGTTGTATGATGTAGCAGAGGACTCATCTATATTAAATGCAGAAGATGAGGAGGTAGGAGAAACCTTACAACAATTCTCACAAACACAAAACCGATTATCTAAATTTGCAGAATGGAACGTATAAACAATGTGGACTTTGATAGGTACACTCATTTCGTGGATGCTGTCACAAGCACTCCTAGTAAGGATTTTAAATCTCTTACTGATCGTTTGGGTGAACTTGACAGAGAAGGTGCCAATATTGAACGTCTTACCACTGCTGCTGTTGGTCTTAGTGCTGAGTCTGGAGAGTTCTTGGAGATCATTAAAAAGATGGTATTTCAAGGTAAACCTTGGAACAGCGACAATAGAGAACACCTTATTATTGAGTTGGGTGACGTTATGTGGTACGTAGCACAGGCATGTATGGCATTAGATGTATCATTTGATGATGTTGTACGAGGTAATGTCAAGAAACTAGAAAAGAGATATCCTGGTGGATCATTTTCTGTTGATAAATCAGAGAATAGGAAAGCAGGAGATAGATAATGACAGTCAGAGTCTATAAAGGTGATAGTGCTAATCTGCAACTTACTTTTACTGATGAAGAACTGGAATGTATTAGAGTGTGTGTAGCAAATGCACCCATACCCTATGACATTACTAAAAAGAAAATACCTGGTGACGTTCTACAAAAGATAGGACAACCAAAGAGAAACCAGCATGACGGTGAAACTCTCATAAAAATTGATTTAGGAGTATATCAATGAACAACATAGGATTGGAAGTAGTATTCTGGACCATACTATCAGTTTACCTACTAGCAAAAATAGGAGTATTCAAATCTAAATAATAGAACATGGTCTAAATTTATGTCATACAACAAAGCAATCTCCAGCGAGACAGATATAAACAATGCCAGAGTTACTGGCAGCAAATGGAGAAATCAAAGTTCTTTATTGAAGTCTTTCATACAAGTTTTAGATGCAATGTCTACCCACTTGCCATCACAGGTTACTAGTGGTTCCACACATTATTTTGCACTGGATGAAGAGAGTGGTAAGGTAAAAGTAAATCCATACATATCAAGCAGATTATCTAGTTCTGATACTGTTATAGGAGAGTTGAGTCATAGTGACATAAAAGATTATAGAGAGGCAGTAAAAGGTGTTCTGCAGAATAATGAACTATGGGATAATACTTGGGAAAAATCTTTAACAACATTCAATTCAATTGGGTTTGGTAGTGCAGGAAGAAATAATCAAGCAGCAACAACAGCAATAACAGAATCATTACAAGCTTTCGCTTGTGCATGTAGACAAGCAAAAGGATCTAAGTTAGAGGTAGGTGAGTTTATTGATATGGTTAATGAGGAATCTGATTTTGCTGCTACAGCAACAAGTGCAAAACAAAATACAGTCATCAAAAATGAATACTATGATAAGTTTAAGAGTTTTGTAAACCTAACTGATGATGGTGCAGAGTGGGCAGCGTCTAGTGTATACATTGCTAACAAAGTATTCAGTCCATATGTCTCCACTGGTTCATATAAATTTTATAGACAAGATCAGTACCCAACATTCAAGGGTAACTATAAAAAGATGGTCAAAGATATTAAAGCAAGTCCTCTCAAGAGAGAAGTTTCTTTTGTTTATGACCAATCAGGTATGGCAGAGGATAAATGGAATCCCGCAGATATTATAGCAGTAAAAAAATCATATGATAGTAAGAAAAATTATAAAGCAACTGGTGAATCTACACTAGAAACTGATAGTAGAGAATTAAAACAAACAGTAAAATTGATTGATGATTTTAAAAATCTTTATGAGTATAATAAATGGATTCATGAACAATTTGAAAAGAAAAATATCATACCAATTTCTTTAAAGAAAACACAAAAAGCAGATCCACATTTAGAAATTATTGATATGAAGGACGTTTCAAAACTTGATAGTTTTGTTAAGATGGATGTCAATGTAACCAGCGTAGATTACAAAGTAGATGCACAAAAATGTATTATAAATTTTGAAGCTTCTGGATTTCCTGGTGCTTATCTTGATGCTAGAGGATTTGAGGAGTCAGGAAAGATAGCAGATATTCAAATACAATTACAACAGACAGGATCTAGTGCTAACCATGGTAAAGTTACGTTGCCAGTAACTTATTTGATTACTAGATTTTCTAGAGGAACTAGTTACTTTCAAAAATTACAGCAAGAGAGGAGAAAATGTTTTGGTAACACATATGCAAAAGGATTCTTTGACTATAGACAGATAAGAGATGACTTTGCATCAGAGTCATTAGTGCTTGAACATAAGAATATGTACGCAGAATACATTCATAAATTATCTGGAGGAAAACATAACAAAAGAGAGGTAATAAGAAAGGTAGACACAATGCTTAGAACTAAATCTATGCTTGAAATCGCAAAATATATTAAGAATAAAGTTCAATCATATGAGGTTGGATATTTGTTAGATAACAACACTCTGTTAACAAAACAAATTAAAGAAAATATTTTAAAATCAATGTATTTGTATGCATCATCTAAAGGATTTTATATTTTTAGAGATGCAAAAGTAAAATCATATATGCAATCTAGTACCTATCTTAAAGTAGGTGGATGAGCAAGAACACACACTTAGAACATCTAGAAGATAGCATTTTGCTTGATGGTAAGCAAGGTGCAAAGGATGCCTTTGTGTTTATAGACTTGCTTGCAAATACTTTTAGTGGTAAAGGATCAAATTCATTTAAAATTACTACAAAATGGGATGGTGCTCCTGCTATATTTTGTGGAACTGATCCTATCACTGGTAAATTTTTTGTAGGAACAAAATCTATTTTTAATAAGAATCCAAAAATAAATTTTACATCACAAGATATTGATAGAAACCATGGTGAGTCACCAGGTCTCGTAGAAAAATTAAAAGTAGCACTAGAATACTTTCCAGAATTAGATATCAAAGGAATAGCACAAGGTGATTTGTTGTTTACAGATGATACCTCAACAAAAACCATTGATGGTAGAAAACAATTAACATTTCAACCAAACACTATCACCTATGCAATACCAGAGAGTGATGATTTTTATGTAAAAGCAAAGGCAGCAAAGATAGGTGTCGTATTTCATACCACATATAGAGGATCTACTATAGAAACATTGAATGCTTCCTTTGGATATGATGTATCAAAATTAAAAGAAACAAAAAATGTTTTAGTTCTTAGTTCTGAGACTGGACAACTAGGAAAAGATACTTTGCTGACAACTGCAGAGAAATCTTCACTAACAAAACTAAAACAAAAAACTAATGTATTGTTACAACGTAGTGGAAATTTTTTAGATGTAGTATCACAACAAATAGCAGACAAAGATCAGTTAACAATAGGACCTAGACTTAAAATATTCTTTAATAAGTATGTTCGTGATGGTAAAAGACTTCCTTTACCAGAAAAATTTGTAAAAGAATTTAAAAATTATTTTCAAGAAGAAGTACATAAGGCAGCAGACAAAGTAAAAACACCAAAAGCAAAGGCAAGTAAACTATCTAAATTGTACAATGGTCTAGACCTCATAGATAGTAACGAAGATGGTCTGAAAAGAACAGTGGAACTATACACAGTCCTACAAGGAGCGAAAGAAGTATTCATTCGCAAACTTGAAAAGGGTGAGAGATTTGGAACATATCTAAAAACAGAAGATGGGTTCCAGATTACTGCACCAGAAGGGTATGTTGCTATAGATGAGGGAAACAATGCCATCAAACTAGTTGATAGATTAGAATTTTCTAAAGCAAACTTTAATGTTTCCAAGAATTGGGTGAGTGGAGATGAAAAATAGACTAGTGTTTACATTTGGACGATTCAATCCACCCACTACAGGTCATGAAAAGTTACTTGACAAAGTTGCTGAAGTAGCAGGAGATGATGATTACTTAATTTTTCCTTCACACACTCAAAAGAAGGACAATAATCCATTAGACTCTAAAACTAAGAGCGATTACATGAAAAAGATGTTTCCACAACATAGTGACAAAATTGTTTATGACACATCACTGAAGACAATTATAAATGTTCTGTCTAGATATCAAGGAGACTATATGTACGCCACTGTAGTAGTAGGATCTGACAGAGTTCAGCAGTTTAAGATACTTACTGCAAAATATAATGGAAAGGACTATACATTTAGAGGTATAGATGTCCAATCTGCTGGTGAAAGAGATCCAGATGCAGATGGTTTAACTGGTATGTCTGCTAGTAAAATGAGAGATGCAGCAAAAAATAAAAATATGCTATTGTTTTATCAGGGAATACCTGATACACTATCTCAAAAGGAAAAATTAAATCTTATGTTAGATGTTAGAAAAGGAATGGGTCTCAAATGAAGAATTTTAAGAAACTAAGAGAGGAAGCTTTAAGACAGCAGCAAAGACACGAGCATGTTCTTAATGAAGGAGACTCTGTAATGTCATCAAGAACAGGAGTCAAAGGGACTATACATAGAATTGGTGGAAACTATGCAATCATCATCTCTGAAGAAGGAAAAATGTTCAGAGAGTGGATTAAGAATGTTAGAGCTATAAATAATACGAGAAGAACCTCCTTTTTTAACAATGAAGAAGCAAGATAGAATAAACAAAGTCAAGAATAATGATGATTTTTCATCAGGTTTGATGGAACAATATGGAAAGTGGATGGGTGGCGACTGCTTCCAAAATACTAACCTACCAGATTTAAATTTATCTGAAGCACCTTTTGATGGTATGGACCCACAGTCTAATGGTGCAGAGATAGAGGATGTTACAAAGAAAAAGAAAGAAGTAAAGAAAGGTACATATGTAGGACAAGAATCTGCTCCTAAAAATGAAGAGTATGAGGTTCTAGAACGTGAAGAAATTGAACTAGAAGGAGAACTCTACGTTATAGAAAAGAGAAGATACTTTGCTACTGAAGGTATGGCACAGGCAAGAGATAATGTTGGTGCTTCTACATGCTGGAAAGGATATAAAGCAAAGGGAACTAAGAAAAAAGGTGGTAAGGAAGTTCCTAACTGCGTTAAAGAAGATGAGTTTCACCATCAGAAAGACAAAGATGGTAACACAATACCACATGAAGATGAGATAAAAGAAGGAAAGAAAGGTCTATATGATAACATTCATGCAAAGAGAAAGAGAGGAGAATCTCCTGCTAAGAAAGGTGATAAAGGATATCCTGCACCAGATGCGTTCAAGAAAGCAGCAGAAGAAGTAGAGCATGTAACCGAAAAGAAGAAGTTAGATCCAGTTGGTAAGGCAGATGCTGATATTGATAATGATGGTGATGTAGATAAATCTGATAAGTTTCTACATGCAAGACGTAAGAAGGTCAGTAAGATCATTGCTATGTCTAAGAAAAAATGAAGTCCTATAAGGAATTAAAGGAACAAATTAAAAACAAAAAGGATACTTATTCTAAAAAGAATAAGAAATCTGGTCATGTTGAAGTGATGCCTGTAGTTAATGATGGGCAGAAAGGCATAGTGACCACAACAAAAAATGAAGAGGTATTACATGAAAAGTCAGTCTCAAAGTCCCAACAAAGATTCTTCGGGATGGTTAGAAAAACTCAAAAGGAGGGTGAAAAGAAAGCTACCTCACCTGAGATTGCCAGAGTTGCTTCCAGCATAAAGATGAAAGATGCAAAAAAGTTTGCATCAACTAAACATAAGGGACTACCAGAAAAGAAGGTAACAAAAGAAGAAACCTGTGGTAAAGGAGAGTACTATTGTAATGATAGTCAGAAGTGTAAACCCATTCCTAAAGGTATGAAGGTAAGGGGTGATGGGTTTTTGACTAAAGAATCATTTGAGTCTGGTGTATTGAAAGCAAGAAGACATCATAGAGTAGGAAAACTCATGTCGTTCAAGGATTTTATGAAGATCATGGGTGATATTTTAGGGGAGTGGGAAAAGTAATAAATAGAAGAACACACATTATGGAATAATACCATGTTTTCGTTTTTACTTCCACTTGCAACAAAAATAATTTCTGATGCAGTAAGCAAGATTCCTGACAATGAGGAACTTGGAGAAAAATTAATAGATATTTGCTTAGTTATCCTAGGTAAGGCAGTTAAACTGACCAAAACTGATATGGATGACAAGTTACTTGAGACTGTCAAAGCTGCTATAGCCGCAAAAGAATAGTCCTTTTATAAATAAAACTTAGAACAATATAAGATTAGAGAAAAAGATGTCACTTATTGGAACCACGGATGCTGCTGCATTCTCAAACACTATTGGTGTCACCAATGGTGATGCCACTGTAACAAAGAACGCTGCTGACACCGTAGTCGGTGGTGATGTACTTGAAATTGATGGTGTAAACTACATCGTCAAGACTATTACTACAACTACTAGTATTGAATTACACAAAGTATATGCTGGATCAACTGCTACAGTTGCTGCTGCTAGTGTAATTAAAAGAACTCCTCCAAAACAGGTTGCAGAATTTGTAATTCTAGGTGGAGACTCTAACAGTTATGAATTAGTATTTGCTGATTCTACTGAAGGTTCTCTTGCTGAGAGTAAGTCTCGTGGAATTAAAAATCCTGGTTGGTGGTTGTATAGAACATATACAGATCACTATGGTAACACTCGTCACAAGGCAGAATGCATAGCAGCGATGTCTGTTGCTGCTGGTACATCTGGTGACGCATCTGATGATACCATTGCTGCTGAAGTTGCATCTGCTGTAACTATCACATCACAACCTGGTAACTCTGCTTCATCTTCTGGTGCTGGTACATTTGCTGTTGCAACAAGTACAACAGGAACACCTGGCACACTTGCATACGTATGGCAGAGACAGAAGTCTGGAACTAAGCGTTGGGTTAACATCACTGCATCACTTGATACAGGTATCACATATGCTGACTTCACTACTGCAACTCTTGCATACAGTGGACTTGGTGGTGCTACATTAGATGGACAGAACTATAGAGTTAAGATCACCTCTGCTAATGGTACTGAAGAAGTTATCTCTAACGGAGCAGGAACTCTAACATTCTCATCATAATATGACATGAATATCAGTGAATTGAACCATGAAAATTGGTTAATTTTTGCAATTAGAAATTATAATAACCCGTTGTCCGTCACTTACTCAGACTTTGAAGAAGACTTAAAGAGATTTAAGTATATTAAAAGACTACTAAGAAGGTATGAGACAACGGGGGAGATAAAAACTCACCTGATACTCAATCATGTGATAGTATTATATAATGTCTTTGATGAGGCAGCGACACCGCTGCTATTCTATAAAGTAGAAGCAACATACTGGTCTATTATTAAGGCGTTTATGTTATTTCTAAATAGATTACCACCTAAACTTAACGAAGATGTTGACGAGGAATGTCTAAAACAACTGAATCTAATATGACTGAATCAATTAATTCTGCTGGCAATGGATCTGGTTTACAGTTACCACCAGCGTTTGTCATGGTGAATCCTAGACAACATCGTAAGTATAAGAAAAATAATGAGACAGTTGATGGTCGCACATCGGGTGCAAAAGATCTTTTTAATCGTATACAACGTAGAAAAATGACTGGAACTAAAAAAGAACATGTAGAAACTGAGAATCCAATCACAGAAGTAGTGTCCTCTGAAACAGAGAGAGCACAGAAACAGATTGGTCAGATGAAAAAACTGAATAGACAGAAAGATCTACAGAAAAAGCGTGGTGAAGCAAAGGATAAGATGGTCAAGAAGACCAAAGAGATGGATACTCTTATGAAGGCGAGACTTGCTGACTTTAAAAAGAAAGCATCATCTCAACAGAAAAAACTAAAACGTAATAATGAGGAAACTAACGTGAAAAAAGATGTAATTATTGAAAAACAAGACGTAGTACAGGTCGCACTAGACGTTGCTACATCAGAACTTGCACCGCAGGGTGAAGGTCAATTTGCAAAGATCCAGTTTGGTGACGGATCTGTACAAAATTTAGATAACTTCTCAGCAAAGAGAATTGCAGCATGTTATGGGCAGTTAGATGACACACATAAGCAACAGTTCCAGTACATGCTGAACAAAGATGCTTCTTCATACCAATCTGCACTTGATTTTGCTATAAGGAACGTGTAGAAATAGGGAAGATGTCTGACATCAATACAGCAATACTAGAAAGATTAGAAAAAGTTGTAGACTCGTTACAGGACAACTCTGTGAAGATGGGTCAACTTCTTGCTGTTCACAACGAGAAGATTGATAAACAAGAAAAAATAGATCAAGTATTGTTTGAGAAGTT